GCCCAATAATTTCTGGCGGTATGTTTTTAAGAAAACCCTCATGCACTGAAAAGCGGTGATCAATGTTAAAGGATCCCACGGTTCCACACGGACCCCGTAAGTGATAGTTTTTTAAAGTAGCAAGGTCAAACTTTCCAGTAGCCCGTTTCATACTTAATTCATATTTTCTAAATGCTGATTGTTGTTCATCAGGTATCCAATTACCATTGATGACATTTGTTGCACGAACTTTTGGGGCTGCTTTCCGTGATGCCTTCTGGTACCCCGATAACCCATTTTCATCGATCTTCAAATTTGCATTTCGTATTTTCTCTGCAGTAAGTTCCGCTTTTGTACGACCATCGATAATGGTTTTCCGCTGTGTAGCGATGGACTTACGTGCCGCAGCAGTAGCAAGTTCTTTATAGTCTTCATGCTGTTTGGTTGCTCTCATTCTGTCAAGTCTAAGTTCTTCTGAACATATACGAGAACATGTATCTTTCCAACGTTGCCGGTTAGTATGTCTTTCTGCTGGCGCCCCGCATTTTAAACAAGATGGAATGCTTCCATCTTCATTTAGCGGACGCCTATTAGATTTTTTTAGCATTGAGCGGTAGAATTTTAGGTTGATTGAAAATCGTCTGTTGTGATGGCTTATGTGAACTATTTAGCGTTCGGCGATCAGTTTCGCAGTAAATCCATTGATTTTTAATAGTGCTAAACTTGTACAACCTCGATTGAATTCGCAGTTTTGGATCGTAGTTCAAACGGAAGAACTGTCCATCAGTTCCACTCGCAACATCAGGCAGTTTAAACCCTTCAGTGTACGCCTGGGCATCAGGTGGTAGACCATCTTCAACATACAGCCCAACACCGTCATATGACCCTGGCATCCGGAAGCGATTTGTTCCAGAAGCAATCTCCCGAGCGTCCTCACCCTTTCTAGGAGAAGCTGCATTAGCTTCAGCATTTACCGCTTCAGTGGCCGTAAGCAGTCCTGTTTGAAGTTGCTGAATTCCACTAAAGAATTCGCCATCATCAACAACGTATTTCTGGGTATCAATGGTGCCAAGTAGATCACGGTGCTCTTGTCCAGGAATAAGCTGCGACGCTTGGAACCGGTACAGAATTGGGCGCCACTGAGTTGTGTATCCATCAGCCGCCCATGACACATCCGTAATTTCAAGGAATTTACGAACTGGATGAAGATTGTGATCGTACTGCATTTCACTTGGTACTTCAAGTACATCACCAACAACCAGAGGGCGGCCAAGTGCGGTGATCATTAAGGCGTACACGGTTGTGAACGTGTACACATCAGCGACCTGAAAACCAAACTTACTTAGATCGCTGATCGCATCAAATGGTTGATAGGCCGCCTTTACCACCACTGATGCGGTTGCATAGTCCCGGTCGCGGTTCTCCAAGAACAAGGCATCTTGCACATCATCTAACGTGGTGGCCTGATAGTCGAACAACTCAAGCCTATCAACTTCCCATGGTGCGGCCGTTGATGCCCCTGAGAATGATACTGGCACGATCCTCCAGTATCTACTTGATGATGACTGCTTGATTCGAATTAGTGCCGCGGCTGGTGTGTCTGGTAGGTTCACCACATCAACACGGTACCAGTCCGGTACTAATGGCAGTGAAAAGGTATCACCATTGACGAATGGCACTGATCCAGCAGTTATGGTGAACGATCCGTACGGTGAGTTAAATCGTACGCCAACGGTGCAAACACCGACAACTGCCGTGGTGCCACCGGTGAAAAATACAGTGAAAGATGTAGAACTACTTGCCATGAGCATTAAAGTGCCCGGCGACGCACCGGTACCTGGCGTGAAACCGATGATTGTGCCATTACCGGTTCCAGTGTATATTTGGGCACCTAGTTTAAAGTTTCCACTTGATCGTTCAACTCTGACCTGAAGCGCACGGCGGCCAGTCGTTGGCTGTGTAATTCGAAGTGATGTGATATGCTGCGCCGCTGGAGAGCTTGGCGCAGTTGTTGGTTGTCCATAGCTTGTCAGCACTGGACCAAAGTCATATCCAATCCATGCTGGCTGCGTCAGTACATCCATACCTGTTTGAGGCGATACCCAAGTACCAGCCAAGGCATCGAACACTACACCTGACCCGTTCAATGCACTACCGTTTCCAACTACATCAACAAGCTTCCCTTGCTCATGCACACCTAACAGTTTGAAAACATTCAGGGGCGCGCCGCTCATCATTAGATTTTCGGCCGCAAGTTGTTCTTGATATGGATCATCACCAGATTTTGTGAGATCATTATCACCGACGCACAGTTCAGGCGCGGTGTACTTCAATGAAACCGCATTGTTGTTTATACCAGCGACCAGATTATCTTTGTTCGCGCTGTTGTTTAGTGAACCAGCACCATCTGGGCAGGCTGTGATCGGAAGAGTAGACATTAGATTAGATCCAAAATGAGATCTATTTAAGAACAATTCTGATGATGTCTTGAAAGAGCAGTGATTGCTGCTTCAGCCCTGCAGTGAATACAGCATGCTCGCAACTTGGGAACTCTTAGCGCAAGCTTATGTGCTTCAGAAAATATTTTCCCTTTAGATTGTGCTGACTGTCTTGCCTTCTGTTCATCTGACATAGGAATGCCTTTTGGGCGACCACCCATCTTGTCGGTGCCGTTCTCAATACGCGTTCTCAACCCTCTTGCACCGCGTTCTTGAAGAATCGCTTTATCAACTATAGAGTAATAACCTTGCTGCCCTTGAGATAGATTTGTAAGTTGTTCAGGTGTTCGTTTCTTGCCAGTATTCTTAGCAACACGTTTTGCAATAGATGCAGTGGATTGCTTTGGGTGAACATAACCTTCTGCTTTTTTCTTGTCCCACATTGCTTTACTGTTCTCAGAAATCTTTTGTTTAGTTTCTGCAGTGACCCCGTAAACTCGATTTCCATGCTGGCGCCCACCAGTAATAAAGTTCATGCACAAAGGATCCTTGAGCAGCTCTTTAGTAACCACTTCTTTCTCTTTGTCAAATGCCAAGTCTCTAGTACCACATAGATGTAGAACTTCGCGGTCATGCTTATCCCACCCATACCTTTTTAGTGATCGAATAATGTGAGTTCCTGATCCCTTGTACCCATCATCAAGGTCATCAGTTGAATGAACACCGATGTAGTACTTTCCATCAAAGCTTGTTGTCTTATAAACGAAGTGAAATTTATAATTTTCTGGTTGTCTTGGATTCGCAAGTTGACTTGCTTTCAATTCGTTGTACCCAATCTTTGCTTCAGCACGTGATGGATAGGTCTGCAGTTGTTCTAATTTGTGTACATCTCTACCATGGTTTTTGAAGGACATATACAGTGATGTGCCTTTGCCCTCAAATTGAGGATCAAGTTCATCTGTGGAGTGTAACCCGTAGAAGACCTTTTTAGTCTTCAAACAGGTTACTTTATATGTGAAATGAAATTTTCGATCTTCAGCTCTTTTAGTTGTCATTTAGGTCTCCTTAGTTGGAGACCTATTTAGCAAATAAAAAACTTCGGGATCATCACGCACAAAGGAAACTCACGTTGCCATGGTTCGAGTTGTTGTACTCGTAGTCCAACAGTGCTTGTTTCAACTCAGTAAAATCCTGACGAGCTTCAGCAAGAAGTGTTTCACCATTCAACGTGATTGTGCCGGCTGGGCCAGGTGAACCACTTGAATACTTTGATCTAATGAGGCCAAGCACTTCTTTACATTCAGCTAATGCCCAGTTCTGCATGAACTGCTTACACCAACGATCAAGCAATAGCTCTTGCTCTGATCGCTCAAGCTCGACCTCAAGAATTACGCGTTCATTGTTTCGTACTGCACGTAGTAAAGTAAGCTCACGACGGGCTTCATTCCAATTGAACGGCATGTCGCCAGCAAAAAGCCGGTTGAATTCCTCCGACCATGCATGCACAAGGTGTGTGCTTAACAGATCACCACCACCACCTGCGTAGTTATAGAATTGCTGTGCAAAGGCTTGGCCCCATGTGTTATCAGGGCCGGAACCAGTAACACCAAAGAGGTTCAATCGATGTACCTTCATCACTTGCACAATCGCATCGGTACGATCAACAGGTGAGTTCAAGTGATAAATTGACTGATCACGACGAAGTGAAAAAGTAAAGAACCGCTGCTCATAGCCGCCTAGTGACAGT